GTCCCCATTTCTCTCCCCGCTCTCTTTTCCTCACCGTGAGTGAAGGACCCGCGAGAGCGCGACTCTGAGTGAGGTGACCGTGAGTGAAGGTCTCTTGCCAGGAGTGCACCAAGCTGTTCGAAGCCAAGCGTCGCGGTGCCCTGTTCTGCGGTACGACGTGCCGGAAACGGTCGTCTGACCGCGATATCGCAGCCAGAAAAGCGGGCGAATTGGCTCCCGTAACCCCGATTTCACCCCCGGAAACGCCGGCTAAGCCCGCAGAAACAGCTCTGGTCGCCGAGACGCGGCGTGCCCTCGAGGAAGCTGAGGCGCTCTCCACGGTGCCCGGCCAGATCGCGCTGACGCTGGCGGCGAAGCTCGCCCGCGCGGTCGATACCGGCTCGGCGATGGCCTCGCTGGCCAAGCAGTTGTCGACCGCGATGGCCGAAGCGCAGGCGTCCGGCACGAAGAAGGCCGACTCGCTCGACGAGCTGGCCGCGCGGCGCATGCAGCGGGCGTCCGGTGCCTGACACCGTCGTCGCGCCGGCGTATCTGTCGATTCCGCCGCGGACCGGTTCGTACGGCGCCGAGGCGATCGACCTGGCGCTCATGGCCGGCCGCGATCTCGACGAGGAACAGCGCGTCTCGGTCGATGCGATGTTGTCGTTCGGGCCGGGTGGCCGGTCGGCGGCGATGGAGACGTGCCGCATCGAGCCCCGGCAGAACGGCAAGACTGGCGGCGAACTCATCCCCGTCGTGCTGTTCGACCTGTTCCTGACGCCGCCGGACCGCATCGTGTGGACGGCGCACCTGTTCCGCACCGCCCGCGACGCGTTCAACGACTTCGACACCATGATCGAGGCCACCGCGGAGCTGTCGAAGCGGGTCAAGAAGATTAGCTACTCGCATGGCGAGGAGTACGTCGAGCTGCACAACGGCGCACGCCTGGAGTTCCTGGCCCGGTCCAAGGGCGGCGGCCGCGGCCTGGGCGGCAAGCGCATCGTGATGGACGAGGCGCTGTTCCTGTCCGCTGAGGCGATGGGCGCCCTGATCCCCACGCTGGCGGCCCGGTCCATGAACGGCGACCCGCAGATCAACTATGCGTCGAGCGCGGGCGTGCTGGGCTCCGATCACCTGCGCGGGCTGCGGGACCGTGGCCGTAAGGGCGGCGACCCGTCGCTGGTCTACATCGAGCACTGCGCGCCCGGCGGCTGGGACACCCCCGGTTGCTTCCTGGGCCCGGAGTGCCCGCACACGCCCGGCACCGACGGCTGCGCGCTGGACGACGAGACGCTGTGGCCGCTCGCCAACCCGGCGCTGGGCCGGCGCATCTCGTACGACTACATCCGGGCGGAGCGCCGGGCGCTGCCGCCGGAGGAGTTCGGCCGTGAGCGGCTCGGCTGGTTCACCGAACCGGCCGGCGTTGGCGGGGTTCCGCTCGAGCAGTGGTCGGCGTGCGCCGACGAGCAGTCGAAGTCGACGGGCCGCCCGGTGTTCATGATCGACGCGTCTCCGGGTTCCCGGTCGGCGGCGATCGTTGCGGCGATGTACCGCCCCGACGGGTTCCCGCACCTCGAGGTCGTCGCGCACGGCCCCGGCACCGACTGGGTGGCGGCGCGGTGCTCCGACCTGACCAAGCACAAGCCGCTGGATTGGGTGATCGACCCCGGCGGCCCGGCCGGTGCTCTGCTGGCCGAGCTACTGGCCGTCGGCATCGAGCCGCGTCAGATGTCCGGCCGCGACCTCGGTCAGGCGTGCGAGGCGTTCGCCGCGGCGGTGGCCGACAAGGCGCTGCGCCATCTGGGCGACCCGCTGCTGGCCCGTGCGATCACCGCGGCCGGGCGACGCGATATCGGCGACGGGCTGTGGGCCTGGAGTAGGCGCAAATCGGACACCGATATCAGCCCCTTGGTTGCCGCAACGGGGGCCCATTGGGGACTGTCGGTCTCCCCTCCTCCGCAGCCCCCGGCACCGGCACCGCAGGTGGAGAGCATGAATCCGGGTCAGAAATCCGAGACGGCGGATCTCATCCGTCTTGGTTTCTGACCTAGTCGTCGGCGGTAGGCCGCAGAACGACACCGCTCCGAGCAGTAGGTCCAGTTCATCGCCGCCGAGGCAGGTAGCGTCCGCTCGCACGTCGGACACATCCGCGGCGGTGCGGGGCCAGTCGGACGGTCGTCCGGGTGAACCCAGGTCTTCTTCACCTTGATCCGACTTACGGCCGTCTCGCTGACTCCGTAGATGCGAGCAATGTGTCGCCCCTTCGCACCGAATGCGAGGGCGGCCCGGATCTCGTCCACCTGAACGCGAGTGAGCTTCGCCATCGTGCTGCGGTTCTTGTCAAGCATGTCCTGAACGTTGTCCGACAGCGAGCCGTCGCGTAGGTGGGCCGGGTTGCAGCAGGGCGGGTTGTCGCAGCGGTGCAGGACGTTGTCGGGCAAGTGGCCGTGCCCCAACTGGAAGGCCAGCCGGTGCGCCTTCCGTGTGACGTGTTTCGGCCCGGTGTTGTCGCCGTAGTAGCCGTAGCCGAGCTTGTTGCGCGCAAGCCTCCATTCCCAGCATCCGGTTGCCGGATCTACGGTCACTCGCTCTTCTAACCAGGCCATATCCCGCACGGCTCGCACCCAAGTCACCTACCAATCATAGCCGGTTGTGGCTTCTGACCGGAGGAGGTACGCCATGCCGTCTGCTCCGGTGAACGAACTCGGCTACGCGAACTCTTCCGGCACTTGGTGGGCGTACGACGAGACGGAGACCACGCCGGAACTGCGCTGGCCGCTGTCGATCGGCGTGTACGAGCAGATGCGCACTAGCGACAGCCAGATCGTGTCCGTCCTGCGTGCGGTGTCGCTGCCGGTGCAGCGCACGCCGTGGCGTATCGACCCGGCCGGGGCGAAGGCGCGGGTGACGCAGTTCATCGCCGACGAACTCGGCCTGCCGGTGGTCGGCAAGGAGCCGAAGGCGCCGCCGCGCACCCGCGACAAGTTCTCGTGGTCGCAGCATTTGCAGGAGGCCCTGTTGATGCTGCCGTTCGGGCACATGTTCTTCGAACAGGTGTACCGGGTGGATCCCGGCGGTGACCGGGCGCACCTGCGCAAGCTGGCCCCCCGCATGCCGCGCACCATTGCTGAGGTCAAGGTCGCCACCGACGGTGGGCTGGTCTCGATTACGCAGTCCGCGCTCGTCGGGGTGGCGGGGCCGTTGCGGCCGATCCCGGTGGACCGGCTCGTCGCGTACGTGCATCAGAAGGAGGGCGGTGACTGGCGTGGCCGGTCGCTGCTGCGGCCCGCGTACAAAAATTGGCTGATCAAGGACCGGCTGTTGCGGGTGGACGCGCAGACGATCGAGCGCAACGGCATGGGCGTGCCGCTGTACAAGGCCGCCGAGACCGAAACCGACCTGTCGGCCGGACTGGGCATGGCGAAGGCCTGGCGCGCAGGTGAGACCGCCGGTTCGGCGGCCCCGTTCGGCGCCGACATGGTGCTGCGCGGTGTCGATGGCACGCTGCCGCAGGCGCTGCCGTCGATCCGGTATCACGATGAGCAGATCGGCCGGGCCGTCCTCGCGCATTTCCTGAACCTGGGCACGCAGACTGGCTCGTGGGCGCTCGGCACGACGTTCGCGGACTTCTTCACGCTGTCGCTGCAGACCCTCGCCCAGCAGATCGCGGACACGGCCACCCAGCACATCGTCGAGGACCTGGTCGACATCAACTTCGGCGACACGGAGCCCGCCCCGCGCATCGTCTTCGACGAAATCGGCTCCCGTCAGGCTGCCACCGCGCAGGCGCTGAAGGCGCTCGCCGACGCCGGGCTGATCAGCCCGGACGAGGTGCTGAAGCAGTCGGTGCGGCAACAGTACGGCCTGCCACCCGTTGACCCGAACGCCCCGCCGGCGCCGGTCAAGCCGCCGGTGCAGCCGATGATCCCCGGACTCGACCCGGGTGGTGGTGGTGACCCAAAAGCGTGATGGCTGGGGCGTCGTTCAACCCGGCCGAGCGTCGCGACGGTGACGGCAAGTGGACCGATGGCGTATCCGGTGCGGTGAGTGACGTACTGAAGCTGGCCGGTCGGATCAAGCTCGGCCTTGGCGAGTCCCTGTCCAGCTCGGCGGCGATCCCCGACGCAGGTATCGCGGTCGCCGCGATCGACTCTCCCGGTGGCCGGAAACTGCGGATCGGCTTGAACATCAACCCAGAGGACATCGGTCGCTGGTCGGGGGCCGATAAGGGCCACACGGTGGTCCTGGACCAGGCCGGCGTCGGCAAGCTGGACGCGGCGATCGCCCGGATGCAGGACGGCGCGAAGGCGGGTACCGCCCTGCGCAAGGTGTTCGAGAAGCGGGAAGGCGACCTGCACAAGCAGGAACAGGTGCTGCTGAACAAGCAGCATCCGGACCTCACCAAACAGCAGGGTCGAGAGCTCGGCGGCGTCGGCCGGGACCTGACAGTGGAGCAGCAGAAGCTGGCTGCGCGCAACGGCCGGCAGGAGGCGCGCCTAGCCGGGATCTCCGACCCGCAGGCGCAGAAGCGGGCACGCGTCCTGCATGCGGAGATCGAGGCCGCGCAGGACGCCGGCCACGCCGAGGCCAAGATGCGGCAGCTGCTCGCCGAGCACGGCGAACACCCAGGCATCACGGCACCGATGTACGCCAGGACGACCCAGGAGATCGCCGACAGCAAAGCCGCGATCGCACGCCTGCGGAACCGGCAGGCGCAGCTCACCGCCAACCCGGCGGCCCTGTCGGCCGCCGATCGAGCCGAACTGGACCAGATCCGCGAGGACCTGGCCCGCAACGATGACCTGTGGGGCGACTTCAACGACGGCAGCGTCCTCGCATCCGGCACCGTGTCCGGGCAGTGGGGTGACGTCCGGTGGGAAACGACCATGGTGTCCGACGAGCCGACGTCCCGGATGGCGGTCGTCCCCCACGGCGGCAACCAGGACCCGTTCGACGAGGCCGACCCGATCGACGCGGCGGATCTGCGCAAGCTCGCCGCGTTACTCACTGGAGGAAGCGGTGGCTGAGCTACTCGGCGTCGAACTCGCGCGCCCCGGCACGTGGCAGTTGTCATCCGGCACCAGCGAGTTCACCGCGACCATGCTGCGCGACGCCGCCGACTTCCACGCCTCGACCGGCGGGCAGCGCATCCCGCTCGGCTTCGGCCACATGGACCGGCGCTTCGACGGCAACCCGGCATGGGGCTGGCTGACCAACGTCCGCTACGCCGAGGACGGCGACGGCCCCGTGCTACTCGGCGACCTGATCGACCTCGAGGACTGGGTGCACGCCGCCGCCCCGGCGCGCTGGCCGCACCGCTCCATCGAGGGCGTCAAGGGCATCACGTTCGCCGGCCGCGAGTACGGACTGGTGTTGACGGCCCTTCGGCTGCTCGGCGAGACGCCGCCCGGCATGCCCGTCCTGAAGTCGCTGTCCGATCTGCGGCAGCTCGTCGCTGCCGCGGTCGCCGCGTCCGGCGGCGAGTGGATCGCCGCATCACTCGAATCGTCCCCCACGGGGGTGCAAGACCCAACCGACAGAGAGGGAGCCGTGGGCATGCCTGACGCAGCCAAGCTCCGAGAGGCGCTCGGCCTGGCGGCCGACGCTTCCGACGACGAGGTCACGGCGGCGCTCGCGTCGTCCGGCCTCGGCGTGTCCCCGACCGAGCCGCCGAAGCCGGCTCCCGACCCCGTACCGCAGCCTGCGCCTGCCCCGGCTCCCGCGCCGGAACCGCAGATGGTGGCGGCGTCCGCACCAGTAGGTGTGCCCGGCACGATCGTGCTGGCCTCCTCAGTGTGGGAGGAAACCCAGAAGACCATCGCGAAGCTGTCGGCGTTCGTCGACGACACCAAGCGCGGTGAACGAGACCAGATCATCGCTTCGGCGGTCGAGGCCGGCCGGTTCTACCCGTCGCAGAAGGCGCAGTTCGCGCGGTTGTGGGACGCCGACCCGGAGGGCACTCGGGCGCTGATCGAGGGCCTGACCCCGAACAGCGCGCTGGCCGTCGCAGCCTCGGGTTACGTCGACAGCGACGACAAGGAGTTCTACAAGGAGTTCGCGGGCCTGTTCCCGCCGAGCGAGACCGGAGGCCGTCGTGGCTACTGACTACAGCCCGGTATACGTCAGCGGGATCACCCCGTTCACCCGGACCGCGTCGACCACGATCACCGCCGGCCAGCTGGTGGAGACCACCACGACCGGCGCGGTCGGCACGGCCGGTGTGGGCGCGAAGGTCATCGGCGTGTCCGCGCATGACGCCGCGTCCGGCTCCCGGATCACGGTATGGCCGCTGGCCAACGTCGAGCACGAGGTCCTCTGCACGGGCACCATCACCGTCGGCGACGGTGTGGTTTCCGGCGCTGCGGGTGTCATCACCACCGCCGTCATCGCGACTGCGGCCGCCGCGGGCACGCTCATCGGTATCGCCACCACGACCGGTACCGCCGTCAAGGTCCGCTTCGTCGGACGCGGCTGAGAAGCCCGAGAGGAGATAGGCAATGCCTGGAACGTTCCCGGCAGGTGCGCCCGTCCTTACGGGCGACTCGCTTGCTATCAGCCGCTTCCTGCAGTCCCCGGCCGCACTCAACCGGCGGCTGCGCGACTACAACGACCTGCGGTTCGTCTCGGACCAGATCCTCACCGGACGGTTCCGGTCGTCCGGCGGTGCGGTGCTCTACGAGCAGTCCGAGCCGTTCGTGTCCGACCGCACGGCAGAGTCCGTCGGCGCCGGTTCGGAGTATCCGTACGCGAACCTGCCCACCGGCACCGCCGCGATCGCCGCCATTCAGAAGTGGGGCCAGAAGGTCCTGCTCACGGATGAGGAGATCGCGCGTAACCAGTACGGCGGCGCGGCCGTCGACCGGGGCATGCGCAAGGTCATCAACTCGATCATCTCGCAGGTCGACGCGATCACCATGTCGCTGATCGCGTCGGCGGTGACGCAGACCTTCGACGTGACCGCCACTGGTGGCGGCGCATGGACCGGAACGTCGACGATCCTGCGGGACATCCTGCGGGCGAAGGCCATCGTCACGAAGCTGAACCTGGGCTACAAGCCGGACACCATCGTGCTCAGCGACGTCGCCTACGCGTACATGATGACCGACACCAACATCACCAACGCCTGGCGGCGGGAGACCACCGACAACCCGGTCTACACCGGGTCCATCGAGCGGGTCGCGGGCCTGAACATCATCGTGTCGCCGAACCTGCCTGCCACCACCGGCTACGTGCTGGACTCGACCCAGCTCGGCGGCATGGCCGACGAGGTGGACGGTGCGGTCGGCTACTCGGTGTCGGACCTGGCCGTTCAGGTCAAGTCCATCCGCAAGGACGAGCAGGACGCCTGGGACCTGCAGGCCCGCCGCAAGACGGTCCCGCTGGTACAAGAGCCCGGCGCGGCCGTCAAGCTCACCGCACTCGGCACGGGACTGTGAGGACTGACATGGCTGAGACCAGCACCGAGAAGGAAGAGCGCGAGCGGGCGGAAGCCGAACTCGCCGCGAAGGAGAAGGCCGACCAGGTCGAGAAGGACATGGGCGCGGACGAGTTCGTCGTCATCGCTCCGTTCGTCAACCTCAAGGTCAAGGATGCCGCGGGCGGCTTCGTCCTGCGTGGTTTCAACGAGGGTGGCGCCTTCAAGCGCGACGACATCGACGAGGCCAGCCTCCGGCACCACCTGGAGACCGGGCTCGTCGCACCGAAGGACTCCGACGCCGCGAAGTTCGCCGGTCCGGCGGGCACCCCGAAGCCGGGTGAGCCGCCGAACGTTCCGGTGACGGAGCAGCCCGTGGTGTCGCTGCCGCTCGACGAGCGGTTGAAGCGTCAGCAGGCCGCCGCGGCGGAGACCGAGAAGCAGGCGGCCAAGCGGCCTACGTCTGCCAGGCGGGACAGCTAGTCCCGTGGCGGACCTCTGTGAGGTGGGCGGAAGCACATGCCGCGGCGTTTACTGCCGCGGTATGTGCCGAGTCCACTACACGCCCGAGCTAAACACGTACGATCGGGTGGGGTGACATGGCGACGGATCTCTTCGATTTGGTCGACCTGCCCAGCTGGCTGCAGGTGCCGCAAGTCGACACGGAAACGGCGACGCGGGTGCGGCGCTACGTCAACGGCTGGCTGCAGGACGCGACCGGCTTGGCCACGTGGCCGTCGCCGGTCCCGGACCGGCTGTGGGCGTGGGCGATCGAACTCGCCGGGATCGTCATCGACAACCCGACGGCGAAGTGGTCGGAGACCATCGACGACTACACCGGCGTCAACGACCGCGGCGCCCAGAGTCGCCGCAAGGAGATCCTCGACCGGGCGCAGGCGGCGTACAACACGGGCGCAGGTCCGCAGTTCTCGTTCCCCGAGGCCGACTGGCACTGGTCGGTCGTACCGACAGTGCTGCAGGACTGAGAGAAGGCGGCCATGGACCTCTACCTGTGCGAACCAGTCGGCCCGTTCCAAAATGTCGGCGGCTCGGCGTTCAACACATTCACCACCAAGCAAAATGTGACGTCGCTGCCGGTGCCGGTGATCCCCGGCGGGAAACTGCGGCAAGGGTCACGCATCAACATAAAGGCGTACGGCGAATTCACCGACACCGCGACCGTGAACCTGACGATGGGTTTCTGGTTCGGGCCACGCGCGGGAACGCCCATCACCGGCGACCTCGCATTATCGTCGGTGATTTCGCTGACCACATCGGCGGTGGCGTGGCCGTGGTGGATGGAGTGGGACGGCATCGTCAACTCCGCTCCGGGCACCGCGGCGACATTGCTCGGACAGGGGCAGTTGCAATTAGGTTCGGCGCTAACGACATTTGCCGCTGAGGTGCCAATTCCTATCACGCAGGCGCTGCGGACCGTGACCGGCTTCGACACGACAATCGAGCGGGCGATCGGGGTGTCCGCGACCTGGGGAACATCCGCCGCCGGTAACTCGATCACCGTTGACGGTATCCGCGCGATGATCCTGAACTGAGAGGAAACCATGAGTCTCCCCATCCACAACTGACGGGCGGGTAACTAACCAGGGGGTAGCTCGCTGTGGGCACTGTCGCTCTGGACGGTTCTGGCCCGGTCAGCGTCTGGAATCCCTCCGGCACCACCGTCACGTCGGCCTCATTCACGCCGCCTGCGAACTCGCTGATCGTCGCCTGGCTGCGGTACAACACCGGCACCGGTGACACGCCCGCCAACCCGACCGTCACCGACAGCCTCGGCGTGCACCTGACGTGGACGCTGCAAGGCCACAACGCCAACCCGCAAACGTCCACCGCCGTAGACGGTGCGCTGGCGGTGTGGACCGCCCCCTGTCCCACCTCTACGGCCATGACTGTGTCGGCGACCGAGAGCACAGTCGCGACCGGTAACGCCCTGCTCGTGCAGGTGTTCACCGACAGTTCGGGCGGCATTCCCCGCGCAGGCGCGGTCGTCAAGAACGCATCCGCATCCGCCATCACGTCGATCGCGCAGGGGTTCACCGCCACCGCCACCGGGTCCCGCGGCCTCATCGCCATGTCCGACTTCAACTCCGCCGGCGTGCCCGCGGCGGGCAGCGGCTGCACGACCACCGGCGGAGACGCGTTCGCCCAAGGCGGCACGCTCGCCTACTGCTGCGCCCTGCGGTCCGCGAACGACGGTGTGGCCGGCGCGACCACCACCATGAACCTGACCATCGCGTCCACCACAGACGCGCGTTGGATCACTCTAGAAGTCACCCCGGCCGCCGACCCGCCGGCCGCCAACCCGTTGCCGAAACTGCCGGCAACACTGCTCCTGCCGCTGATCGGTCGCCAGCAAGCCCAATGGCAGCAGCCGCCATCCGCGATCACCGTCACCGGTGACGCCACTATCGACGGCGCGGGCGATCTCACCGCCACCGCGACGCAGATCGCCGGATCCGCTGCGACCGGCGCCGGAACCCTGACGGCGGTCGCCACGCAGGCAGCCGGGTCGACCTTCACCGGCGCGGGCGTGCTCACGGTGAACGCTACCGGCTCGGTGCCCGGCACGGCGGCCATCGCCGGCGCCGGAACCGTCACGGCCGTCGTCACGCAGGCAGCCGGATCGGCACCGACCGGCGCGGGCGTCCTAGCGGCAAACGTGCGCCAGATCGCCGGTTCGGCCCTGGCCGGTGCGGGCGTGCTGGCGGCAACTGTCGTGCAGCAGGCCACGGCGACCCCGGCCGGAGCTGGGACACTCGGCGCGAACGCCGCCGGAACCATCGCCGGTACCGCGGCCCTGACCGGTGCCGGCGCAGTGTCCGCCACGGTCGTCCAGCGGGCCGCCGCGACCCCGGTCGGCGCGGGCGCACTCACGGCGGTCGGCGCTGTCGTCACCGTCGGCACCGCAACCCTCGCGGGCGCTGGCGCACTCACCGCCTCGGTACGCCAGCTGGCCACGACAACCCTCGCGGGCGCGGGCAGCCTGACCGTTTCGTCGGCCGGAACCGTCAACGGCACGGCGTCGCTGGTCGGCGCAGGCGCGTTGTCGGCCACGGCTGCACCGACAGGCACCACGCCCCGCCCGTTCTCGGGCGTCACCGCCCGGCCGGTTACCGGCACGACAGCACGCCCCGGTTCTGGCACCACGACACGTCCCGGCAGCGGCGTCACGATCCGCCCCTATACGACCACGACCCCGCGTCCCTGATGGAGGGCACATGTTCGACGAACAACCGACGCCCGCGCCGGACCTCGAGCAGGCACCCGGCTGGCAGGTCCTCGACCCCGACGGCAACGTCGTCGACTCCGGTCCGATCGTGCAGCTCGAGGCCGTGGCCGACACCGGCGAAGAGCAGGAGCAGTAATGGCGGCGATCGCGGACACGATGGTTAGCAAGATCCTGAATCAGACCACCCCGACCGGCGCGGCTGGGATTCCCGGCTCGTTCGGCACGGCCCTGTCCGCTTCGGCGATGAAGGTCCGGCTCAACTCCGGTCTCTCCACCGCATCGGCCGCCGGGACGGAATTGACCGGCACCGGCTACACCGCGGGCGGCACCGCTCTCGGCACGGCGTCGACCGCGTCGTCTGCCGGTTCAGCGGTGACCCTGCCCGCGGGTTCGGCGCTGTCGTGGGTCAACGGCTCCGGCGGCTCGTGGTCGATCGCGTCGATGGACCTCACCGACAATGCGGGTGTGCGGTGCTGGTTCGGGCCGTTCACCGGCCAGCCGGTCTTGGTCGCAAATGGAAATACTTTTCAGCTGGCGGTAGCCGGATGCTCGATCTCGCTGACCTAGGAGGTCGAGTTGATCCTCCACGATTCGATCACCGTTCAGCGCGCCCCGCTCGTATCGGGATCGTACGGGAATTCCTCCCGTAACTGGGCGAGCCCAACCACCGCCGACTATCTGGTCCACTGGTCTGCGAAGTCGGTCAGCGAGGTGGTTGGGGATGTGGCCCGCACCGTCACCCGAATCATGATCATGGGCAACCCCGACCTGGACATCGAGGCCACGGACCGGGTCGTGTTCGAAGGCGACACATACGAGTGCGACGGCGACATCATGAACTCTTACCGCCGCGGGCAGTTACGCCACGTGCGCGCCTTCCTCAGACGCATCGCCACGACGGTGTCCTGATGACGCCGGAGAACCTCTGCCGCCGGTCAACCTGGCCCTGCTCGACGCCTACTGACTAAATCGGCCGGACTTGGCGGAACGCGGTATCTCCCGCCTTCAGCACGTCCGCGTTACTGGACGGTACGAGCGAGTGTTCATGGTCACCGAGCGGCCACCGCACCGGTTCCTGCGCGAGCGGGCGGACCTGTCCGGGCAGCGTGATCGTGACGATTTCGTCCGGCTCGACGCCGCATAGCCAACACCTGAGGTCCATCCGCCCAGCGTAAGCCGCACGGGGGTGAGATCACCATGCCGTACGCGCTGCTGCCGGACATGGACCAGGAGCTCGTCGACTTCCTGACCGTCCACGCCGCCCTCGCCCCGCTGCACGGCGGCCGGGTCGGCACCGAACTGCAGACGGACCTCGTCGCCCTGCAGGTGACCGGTCTCGGCGGGTCGCAACCCTGGCCGTGGACGGCGACACCCGAATACCAGATCAAGGCGTGGGGCGGCACCCAGCTGCAGGCCAACACCCTGATCCGCACCGTCGTCGCCGCGATCTACGACATGACCGGCACGGCCGTGGACGGCGGCCGCGTCACCGGCGTCGCGGTCACCCTCGCCCCGCTGTGGCAGCCCGACGAGCAGACCGGCCGGCCCGCTTATCTCATGCACACGGCCCTGAATATCTACCCCGCATGACCCAGTCCGGAGGAACTGTGACCAGATTCGTAGCTCGAGAGAACATCCCGGCTGGCGGCGTGCTCGCGTACACGCGTGGCCAGTACGTGGAGGCCGACGCGGTGAAGGCCAACGGCTGGGAAGACCTGGTCGTCGGCGAGAACACCAAGGAAGCCCGGCAGATTCACGCCGACATCTTCGGCGACCCGGTCGAGGACGACACCGCACCCGTCAGCCGCCCGGCGGCGAAGACCACCGAGCCGAAGGGCTGATAGGCGATGGCCACCAACACCGTAGACAGCACACAAATTGAAAGCGGCCCTGGCAAGATCTATTACGCGCCGCTTGCCACGACCATCCCGACGATCACCGCGGTGGCGAGCAAGGTCGTCGCGACACCCGCGTGGACGAGTTGGGTGTCGGTCGGCGCGACCGACAGTGGCCTGACCTACACCGAGTCGGCGTCGACGTCCGACATCAACGTGGCCGAGTCGCTGTACCCGGTCCGCACCGTCACCACCGGCAAGTCTGGGCGGATCGCGGTGAACCTGTCCCAGATCAGCGACCTGAACTGGAAGCTGGCCATGAACGGCGGCACCAACACGGTCACCGGGGCGACGACCACGAAGCTGTCCAGCTACGTGCCGCCGCTGATCGGCGCTGAGGTGCGGGTCATGTTCGCGTTCCAGTCACTGCTCGACGACGAGATCATCGTGTGGCCGCAAGTCTTCAACGTCGGCTCCGTCGAGTACGCCCGCGCAGGCTACGACTCCAAGGCGGGGCTGCCGCTGGAGTTCAACGTCGAGCTTCCCGACCCGCTGGTGATGACGACCCCGTACCGGCGGTGGACGACCGGCGCGCTGTCGCAGGGCTGATAACCACGTACGGCAGGGCCGGGCCTCTGGCGGCGTCCGGTCCTGTCTGCCGCCAGTGCCGCCGCAGGAGAAAACGATGGCAACACGCGAAGAGTCTGGCCCGATAATGACTCCCCTGGGCGACGCCGCGAGGCAGCAGTGAGCTCCCTCGGTAGCTTTGGTGCCGCCGTCCGGGAGTTCGATTCCGGCGGCGAGCGCGACACGTTCGAGTTCTTCGGCGAGACGTTCGTCGTCGAGGGCGTCATCCCGTCGATGCTGCACCTGCAACTGGGTGCAGCGTTGGCCGGGAAGATCGCCGAGATGGACGGCAACGCCGCCGTCTACGCCGCGCTGCGCTGCGCCCTTTCCAAGCCGGAACGGGAGGTCGACGGGGAGACCGTTGCGGCGGACGAGTCGCAGTTCGATCGGTTCTTCATGCTCGCCGTCGACCACCGCTGTGACCTCAACTCGTTGCTGAGGCTGTTGTTCGAGCTGGTCGCGGCGCAGGCCGGACGCCCTACCGAGCAGCCGCCCACCTCGCCGTCTGGGCCGCTGCCAACTTCGACGAATTCGAAATCATCTGCCTCGGCTACCCCGGTCTTGGAGGGCTACACCCCGGTCGACGAGGTCTTGGCTGGCTGAACGACTGCTCGAGCAGGCTGCTGCTCAACATCGTCCACGCGCATCTGCGCGCCGGTCGGCGGCACGCCGAGAAGTGCGCCGGCGACCGCTGTGTTCGCGGTTGCGAGATCCGCGAGTTCGGCGAATGGCTCGACAGTCCTGTGCTGAAGTCCGACGCGGTCGCCGACCAGCGCCGCCAGCAACGGCTGAGGTTGCTCATGAGCGGCGAGATCCCAGCGTGAAGGGGGGCGAGCGTGCGCGTCGACGACCGTCCGAGTGATCCCCGCGTGCTGCGGGACTTGGTGAATTCGCCGCAGGTGCAGGACGAGGCGCGCAAGGTGGCGCTCGCCATCCGCCGCGACGCCCGCCAGCTCGCGCCGGAGCGGACCGGCAATCTGCGCCGCCACATCGTGACCGAACAGATCACCGACCTGGACACCGGCCTGGAGGGTTACGCGGTCGGCTGGGACGACGACGCGTTTTACGGCCCGTTCGTGGAAGCGGGCGGCGAGCGACGCTCGCCGCGACCGCACCTCGTGCCCGCGGCCATCAAGAACGGGGCGGGGGCGCAGTGAGCGGGAGCGTTCTGCGCCGTGCGCACGTCGAGGTGCTGCCCGACACCAAGGGCTTCGACCCCGAACTGACCAAGCAGCTGCGCGCGGCCGACCCCGGCGGCAAGGCCGGTAAGCAGATCGGCGGGCAACTCAACCGGGCGCTGAAACGGTTCGACCTGGATCCGATCGATGTCAAGGCCGACCCGAAGAAGGCGCTGGCCGCGATCGACCTGACCCAGCGCAAGCTGCGGGAGTTGTCCCACGACGCGGCCACCGTCGAGGTGAAGGTCCGCACCGAGAAGGCGCTGGGTGAACTCGCCCGGTTCAAGAAGCAGCTCGGCAACGCCGACGAAGCCGGGCAGGGCATCGGCAAGAGCCTGGCTGAGGCGTTCTCGAAGCCGCAACTGCTCGCAGCCGCCGCAGGGTTGGGTGTCATCCTGTCCCCGGTGCTCGGCGCGGCCGTCTCCGGGGCGATCATCGGCGGCGCTGGCGTCGGCGGCGTCATCGGCGGTCTGCTGCTGGTGTCGAAGGATGCCCGTGTGCAGGCGGCCGGTAAGGCGCTGGGCACGAGACTGCTCGCATCGTTGCAGCAGGACTCGGCGGTGTTCGTCCAGCCCGTCCTCGCCGCGATCGACCAGATGGGTGACGCGTTCGACCGGCTTCAGCCGAAGTTCAAGGCCATCTTCGCTAACTCGGCGCAGTTCGTCGGGCCTCTCACCGACGGGCTGGTCGGCTTCCTCAACCCGGTGATCGACGGGTTCGACAAGCTGGTCGCGAAGGCCGCGCCGGTGATTGAGGCCATCCGGCAGGGCTTTACCCAGGTCGGGCGGGCCATCGGCGACGTGTTCAAATCGCTGTCCGACAACGGCACTGAGGCCGCGCTGGCCCTGTCGATCGTGTTCAACGGCATCGCGGTGAGT